CGTCAACTCGTTGTTGCACCGCATCTGTTTTTTCCAGGTATATCCTGTTGCAGAAATGAAGAAAATCGGTAATGAGCTAGGTCTTTCACGACCTGCTCGTTTTCGTGATCTTGTGGCGCTGATGACGTATGGCGATGATGCTAAGGGATCAGTAAGAGTAGGATACGATAAGTTCAATCACGTGTCCATGGCTAACATTCTGGCGGCTAATGATATGGTATTCACTATGCCAGATAAAGAGTCAGAACCCGTTGAATTCATGTCTAGATTTCGCGCAGATTTTCTTAAGCGCAAAGATAGATATGATGAAGATTTGGGAGTTTTTGTAGGAAGCTTGGAGGAAGATAGTATTTTCAAATCTCTCCATAGTATTCTCAAATCTAAGTCTGCCAAACCATTGGAGGTCTGCTCGCAGAACATTGATGGAGCTTTACGCGAGTGGTTTTTCCACGGACGCGAGGTTTTTGAAATGCGAAGGGAACAAATGCAGGAAGTATCAGCTAGGGCTGATCTTCCCTGTCGCACTCTTGATGAAGATTTTGATCATCGAGTGAAGGTATGGAAAGATAAGTACGTACCGCACATGGGTTCAATTCAAAGCTGCCTAGAGTTAGAGTCGACCGCGTCGCCTTTTTCAGATCCATTTTCTGATCTCAGTTCGCTTACTGAAGCTGTTGCTGAAGAACGAGAACTTGTCGATCGGGTTAAAGCCATTTTAGGCCGCCCCACGTACGAAGAGTATGTGATTATTGGACAGCACATTGGTGTTGGAGATTTGTTTTATGAAAGCGAAGGCGTAGCCCTCATTGTTGAGGTGAAGCGCGTCACTCGAAGACCGTCACGATTTTCTCGTGAGGTAGTAGCTCAGGCTCGTAAGTATTCACAAGTTGTGTCTATTTTGCGCCCTGATTTCACCGTATATGGTATTACTTATACAGAGTATGGTTTCAGTCTTGTAGAATGTTTCGGAGAACCGTTGTTCCCCGCTCGTTTTGCTGACTTTTTGGATTCCGTACCAATTTTATTTTAGAATGTTTTTATATATGTTATATGTTATATGTTTGGACCATTATGTCTATAAACTGATAGGAGGCGCCGTCGCAGTGTCAACTTTACTTTTGTGAAACCAAATAGCGACTTGTATGTATTGGTTACGGCTGAATCATGTGGTGTCCACACCCACAGACCTCAGAACGCTTGCATACTTTAGGGAAAGCGTAATGCTTATGATTATTTAATCATGGAGATGTACCCCTCCAAATAATGTGTTGACAGGCCATTGCACTAAGGTGTGCTTTGGACCCGTGTTTTGTAAATATACCTTACTAATTTTTCAAATTTTGAAGAGTTAGTCGAGAACTCAAATCTTGACATATATGTACCCCAGTCTGGTGAGATTGGGCAGACCCTTGTAGAGGGAGCTCCAATGAAGCAGGAAGAAATTACTGCATTTGTTGATCAGGAGCCGGGATATACTACAATTATCGGAGGTGGCAAAGATGCCACCATGGACACCGTTTCAACAGCGGATTCAGATTTAGGAAACTTTCTGTCTCGTCCAATCCGTCTCAAAGAAGTTTCTTGGGCCATGGGTGCGCCACTGTTTGACAGTTTCAATCCCTGGTCCGAGTTTCTTTCCAATCCTCGTGTTAAAGAGAAGATAGCGAATTACGAACTTTTACGAATGAACCTTCACGTTAAGTTTGTTATTTCTGGAACAGGATTTCATTATGGTAGGGCTATGGCTTCATACAACCCGTACCTTTATGATCTTATAACAGTTCAGCGAAACTTCTTGGATGTAGATTTAGTGCAGGCTTCACAAAAGCCGCACATTTTCCTCAATCCAACCAATAATGCGGGTGGTCAATTAGACCTTCCATTTTTCTATCATAAGAATTACATGTCGCTTTCCGATTTGGATGATAATTTTATGGGCAATGTAACCTTGAAATCTTTTGGTGATTTACAACATGCCAATGGAGGTGACGATCCCGTCAATATTACTATCTACGCTTGGGCGTCTGATGTTGTGCTAACCATGCCAACAAGCCTGACTTCAGTTAGTTATACTGCACAATCCGGTAAGATCAATTCCGGAGATGAATATGGAAAAGGCATTGTGTCAAAGCCTGCTAGTGCAATAGCGCACGCTGCAGGGCAGTTGACAAATGTCCCGATGATAGCTCCCTACGCTCGTGCGACCGAAATGGTTGCCAAGGGAGCAGGAGAGTTGGCAACTCTCTGGGGTTATTCGCGCCCTCCCATTGTCTCAGATATTGTGCTTCAAAAGCCCACACCTACTGGTAACATGGCAAACACTGATGCAGCTGATGCTGTGCAGAAGTTGACCTTGGATTCCAAACAGGAAGTGACTATTGATTCACGTACCACGGGAC